GGAGAGTTCGGGGAACTGCGTCGCCATGTCCTGCAGGGCGGGGCCGGTCAGCCCAAGCCGGGTGTTGAGGTCAGCGATCGCGGTGCCGATATCAGCGGCGCTCGCGGGCACCTCGCCGAACACGGCATCGAAGTCTGCTTGCAGCCCGGTGAGTGCCTCACCCGTTGCCCCCGTCCCGACGCGGATCGTCGCGTAGGCTTTGTCGACCGTATCGGCAGCCATCACTGAGGCACCACCGATAGCCGCGACCGCAGCTGCGACGGCTGCGATCGGGACTGCCATCGACGACATGGTTGTCGCGAACCCGGACGCGAACCCGGATATCTTGGTCTGGGCCTTCTCAACCCCTTGATTAAACGCAGCCATATCCAGCCCGAGCGAGGCTACAAGATTGCCGACGTTAAGACTCACGGGTCACCACCTTACCCCCGAACGCGAGCGCGATCCCCTTTGCGATTCTCTTCATGTGTCCCTCCGATTGTGCCGGTTTCGCCGTAGTGTCCGGGAAAAAGTCTTTCCACGTCAACGCGGGAGACCCCTTCGACCGATACGGGGCGACCATCATAGCGCAGATCGTCCCGGCGCGGATGTTCTCGGCCTGCTGCACTCGCCGTTCCTGCGCCATCCGCCCGGCGATCACTGCTGCGATCTCCGCTGGCGTCAAGTCGTAGAGGATGCGGGGATCGGTCCAGTAGCCCGTGTTGGCGGCGATGTCGAGGTACTCCCGCATCCACCCGGCGAACGGCCTCAGTTTCCCGGAGCGTCACCCTGCGCCCGCGCCATCGCTGAGGTCAGGATGCCCCCGAGTTCTCTGATATCGATCGCGTCGATGAGGTCGAAGTACTGCTCCTCAGTCAGCGGCTTGCCGTCGATCCGGACGCAGGTGCGAGCCATCTTGCAGAGGTCAGCCGTGGACGGTTCCGCACCGATCGTCTCCTGGAGGTCTTTCAATTTGCAGCCGAACGCGGCCTCGATCTCGATTGCGGAGCGGGCAGAAAAACGGATAGAGTAGGTTTTCCCACCAAACTCGCGGATGGTTTCGGGGATCACGCTCAAGCCTCACTGAATACCGGCGCAGTCTTGCCGTCGATCCGCATGGTGAACGTCCGCTGCACTTTCTCATCCTTCGGGACCGCGATCCCGACCCCGGCCACGAACGCCGTGAACACGAATGTCGAGGCGTCGGGGAAGGTGATCGTGTATTGCGTCGAGGTGCCCGCGTTGAAGGCAGTCACGAGGCGGTTGTTGCTGGTGTCGGTCTGGAGGTAGTTGAGCGTCAGGTCGAACGATCCGGCGTCCTTGAGGCCGGGCACAAAGGTCTTGTACCCGCCGGTGCCGTAGACCGTATCCTCGATCTCATCTGCGGTGAGCGAGAGATCGCCGATAGCGTCGATGTTCGAGATGTTCCCACTTGCGTCTGCAATAGTCGTTGTCTTGCCAATAGTCGTCATGTGTACCACTCGCTGATATCAAATGCAGCCGCGCATGACCCGGGCGGTGCCTCCGGGTAGTCATCACCGGGCGAGAGCCACTGCGAGAGATCGTAGTAGTCCCCGCACCGGCGCGATGCAGATAAGATGGGCTCGATCGTGCCGTCCGGCTGGAATCGGAACGAGCGGCGCAGGAGATCCGCTTTCGGCTGCTCCTGCCCGAGCGCGAGCACGTAACCTCGGAACGAGTAGGTCGAGTGATCGGGGAATATCAGAAGGTAGTCTGCGATCTCTCGGGCCTCGTAGCGGTCGACCAGACGGGCGACGCCCTCGTCGAACGGCTCGTAGTTGAGCCGGACAGTGATCGGGGCGGTGCGCTTGAGGCCGGGCATACTGGTCTCCTGCTCGCTCGTGCTGTACTCGGTGGTATCAACCGCCTGCCGGGAGTGGTCGATCTGCCCGATCGCGTCCACATTGGCGAGGAACTCGCCCTCGGTGACGTCGTAGAGTAATGTATCTTTGCCGATCATGGGGTGAACCACTCCGAGAGGTCGTAGTATGCTCCGCACAGGCCGACGACCGGCGCCGCCCGCTCCCGCATCGTCGTGAAGTTGACGGAGAACTCGTGCGCCTCCCCCTGGCTCGTGCCGGTCTTGCCGAGGTGGGCCGGATCACTCATCGCCGTGATGGAGAGATACCGGGTGCCGTTGATCGGCATCCCTGTGAGTCCGTCGAGCGCGTCCCGGATCTGGTCTGCCTTGTCGCGGGCGAGCAGGTACGCCGGGTTCCGGACGAGCACCTGCACGGAGGGATGGTCGATGATCTCCTCCGGCCCATAGGTGTGGTACGGGGCAGGCCCGCCAGTCTCGATGATAGTGATCGCCGCTGCGAGATCCGGCATGTGCCCGAGGAAGAGATTAACGCCCGGCGTCCCAATCCCGCCGAGGTTGGCGAGGTATGCGACGAGATCCTCACCCGCGCCTGTCACAATCGCACCTGCCCGAGGAGTTTCTGCATGTACGGCACATAGTCCTTCGAGCACTCATCGACCGCGTGCTGCAAGAACTTGGCCTCGCCGACCTTGTGCGCGACGCCGGTGCGCTCATGCACCGGGATTGCATACGCTCGCCCATCCCCCCACGTCGCGCCGAACTTCTCATACCCGACGACCTGCACCTGCGTATCTTTCTCCTGCAGCGGCCCCTCGTTGAAGACGCGGCTCCTGAGTTCGCCGAACTCGATCGGGCACTTCGTGGTGCTGACTCGCTCGATCTCGCCGCCGAACTTGCGGAGCCCGTCGGCGATCTGGTTGGTCATCTTACCCTTGTATCTGCCGAGGTTGGCGATCATGGTCTCGTCGCCGATCACCATCCGGGGGATCCGTGCCATCAGGCCGTCTCCCGGCAGAGGATGTACGCGACCGCCACAGTCATGATCGGCGCGACGACCCAGAACGACCAGAACTCGGCCGATGCCTCCCCGAACGAGTCGAGGAGGATCGTCACGGAGTGATACGGGCTGGCGTAGGCGATGAGCATGATGCATACGAGGAGGATGGCGAGGGAATAGGCCCAGAGGAGCCCGATCACCTTCACCATCTGCCGGAACCGTGTCATCTCAACTCCGCGAGAGGACTGTCTCGATGCCGCTGCTCTCGCCCTCCTGCACGATCTCAGCGCAGGGGATGCGCCGGATCTCCTCGTCGCCCCGGAGCAGGACGTATTCGCCATTTTCGATATGGTATCGGTCGGCGTCGATCTCCTCGACGCCAGCGGCCGTGTGGATGCAGATAATCTGTTTCGTTGTCATGGTTTCGCCTCGGTCACCGGGAAGATGAGGACCGCCAGGTCCCGGGCCTTCTGGTAGATTTTCAGGGCAGACAGATCAGATGCCAGAGTAATCAGACCCCCAGAGGCTCAGAATGCGCCGCGGAACCCGAAGTCGTAGTACGTGTTCGTGGGGACATGGCCCAGATTCAGCGCGAACAACCCAGCGCCCGCACCATTGCTCCAAGACCCACCCCGTCGGGCAGCATAGGTGTTGGCCGCAATGTTGTAGTACAACCCATCATACCCATACTCGGCGGTGCCGGTCGTATCAGTCCCGTCCGGGAAGCAGAGTTCTGCGTTCAGGGAGAGGCCGTCCGCGGGGGTGTCGGTGTCGTACAGCGCCGTGATCATCTGGCCGCTTGCTCCGGGCGGAGTCACGACGGTGCCGGCGCCGGGGTACCCAGGGGCGATGACCATTGCGCTGCCGTCCGTGACGACCTGCTGGAAGTTCCACTCCCAGACGTTCCCGACGAGGTCCCACACCCCGTTGGCCTGGCCGTTCAGCGACCAGGAGAGCGGACCGGATCCGGTCAGGCACCGGCGCAGGTCATGGGTCGCGTCGCCACCGAGCACCGGATCCTGCAGGCCCTGCACTTCGGCGGCCCTTGCATCAGCCTCGCTCTTCCCGTAGTCTGTGTTCCCCTTGCAGTGGCCGAGCCCGTACCGATATCTGTTGGCGATTGACCACGCGGCCAGTGAGAACTGTTCGTCCGGAGTCATCATGTGATGGCCAACGATCGTGTAGGTGTCATCGGTCGTCAGGTCCGCCGGGAGGTCGGGGTAGATCTTGAGGTACTTCGCTTCGGCAGCAAGCCCCTGCTTGATGACCCGGCGGTAGTAAGTCACCCCATCCTGGA